ACGGTTGGTGAAACAACTGCGAAGTTTGCACCACCACGCATGGTGAGTTGGTGAATCTTGTTACTTACCTTTTGCATCTTTTGACCGAGGGTTTGGTACCAGGTCATGTTGGTCCATGCAGTTCCAGTGAATGAGGAAGCTGCGAATGCTGAACCATTCCATACCTTACCAATTTCTGTTGACCAGAATTCAGTGGTTTGAGTTGGAGCTGCTTGGATTAACATATCAACGATTTCGAGGTCGATTTCAGTTGAGATGTAGTCACTTAACATTGCTGTTAATTCAGCTTCTGCATCAACACTGTGGTATGCGTTCAAGTCTTGTGCGAGTTCTGGTGACCATACTGCCTTCAACTTACGGGTCTTAGCAACGATGGTTTCTGACTTGAGTTCAAGGTCGATTTGTGGAATTGCTAAATCGGTTGAACCATCACGATCTTCGAAGTCACCACGGGTGGTGTCGGTTGGTTGCTTGACGTACTTGAGGGTGGTTGCTGAACCTGCGGTGGTGGTTCCAACAACGAAGGTGATGTTGGTTCCGTCGTACTTGGTGAATTCTGGAAGAACTTGTGCTGCGAAGTCAATTCCTGAACCGGTGATTGAGAATGCACGTACTGCTAAGAAGTCACCAGCTGATGCTGATACTGCTGGTACTACGTACTTGGTCAATGATGCGGTGTTGTACAAGTTGTTGTAGTTAACGTCTGCCCAACTTACTGATGCAGATGCAACTGCTACGATGGTTGTACTTACGTCATTGATTGAGTAACCGAAAGCACCTGCGCCGTAGAGGCCGCCTGCATCTTGGTTACCGAATGAGGTGAAGAGGTTACTTGAACCACTGCCGTAGAGTGATTGACCAGCGACCTTTCCGTTTACTGAGTTGCCGTACTTGAAGTCCATGTAGAACACAAGTCCTGAAGGAAGGTTCATTGGTTGGACTGATACGAAGTTCTTACTTGCGATACTTCCGAAGACCTTACGGACTAATGGAAGTGCGACACCTGCCCATTGTTCACCTGAGGTGCCTGCTGAGTTGGTGTATGAGTTTTCTGAGAGGAGTTGTGATGCTTGGTTTTCAAGCATTACTGCCATCCCTTGGCGGTCTGCGCCCTTCAAGCCTTCGAGAAGGCCTGACTTTTCCCACTTGCCCGCTAACTTGCGGGATTCTTCAGTGATTACCTTGTGTGCTGAACCGGCTTCACTGATAAGGTTCATTACGTCGGACATTGGTTATTCTCCTATGAGGTTAGATAAGACCTGCTAATTGTTGTAAGCGCTTTGCAATGGAGTTTTCTGAGATTACTTCCATTGCTGCTGCCTTTGGTGCGGTGCTTGGGGTTGCCTTACTTGCAAATCCTTCTGCAACGACCTTTGTTGCCTTTGTAGACTTAATTGTTTTTGCTGTTGAAGTTAATGTTTCAACAAGAACTGTGTATACCATCTTGACTTCACGAACTGAGGTTGCACGGTCAAAGTTTTCAATGACTGACACCTTTTGTTCGGTGGTCAAACCTTCCTTACGGAAGATTTTGTTGGTATATAAGAGTTTTGCGTTGAGAAGATTTACTTCATGTAGCTTGCCTCGTAGGAGCTTTACAGCCTGACGATATTCTGCAAGTTCTTTTTCAAGGGAAGCCATTTTTTCAGATGATTTCTTTTCCATTTCATCTTCGGCTTCGAGTTCCTTGAGGATTGCTTCTAAATCCAATTCTTCTTCTTCGCCTTCTTCTTCGTGACCTTTCATTTCTTCGCCTTCTTCACCTTCCATCTTATTTACATCTGATGGTTCGGTTACGAAAGTATTTACATTGGCTGCATCTTCTGCGCCTTCTGCGGTTCCGATATGTGATGTCTTTGCTGGAATTTCAGGCTTTTCAACACCAGCTTCTGGGTCTTCTGCTGGATATGCTTCGTCAGCCATTTCTTCTTCCTTATCTTCTTCGTCTTCTTCTTCGCCTGACATCTTCTTCATGTCTTCTTCGAGTTCCTTGATTACTTCGTCAAGGTCGAAGTCAGCTTCTGTCCAATCTTCGTACCAATCGGTTTCACCTTCACCTGCATCTTCACCACTTTGGTCATCTTCTGCGGAATCAAATGCTGCTGCTGAAGGTTCCTTGTTGTCAGAAGCGCCGATATCTGATGTAGCGAGGTGCATATCAGACTTACCAGTTGGTTCTGCTTCGTGTGCGTCCATTTCCTTAGCAGTTTCCATCTTTGGTTCGGCGGTAGCTGCCATCTTTGGAGCTTCCTTTTCTGCTTCTGGTGCTTCCTTTTCTTCTTCTGGTTCTTCCATGCCTTCTGCTTCGGCACGAAGTCTACGAGAAATCATAGACTTAATTTGGGGTGTGAACGTTTCTTCTAATGAAAGCTTTGCATTTTCAATAGCAGTTTGACGAACTGCTTCTGCGTCTGCGATAGCTTCTCTTAAAAGCTTGTTCGTGAATTCGAACTCTGCCATAAAAGTGCTCTCCTATGAGAATAAAAATGACTATTCAGAGCCATTACAAAGTAATATATACAACAAAATCACACCCCAAATGAGGTGTACTTTAAATATATATTAACGTTTTCTTAAAAACATCATTTTTTAGTTAGAATGTATTATTCTTCTTCTGGGCCTTACTCTCTTCCCGCTTCCGTCTACGGAACGCGTCTTGACTCTTCTTTTCAAGTCTTTTAGATTTCTTTAAGTAGAACTCTTTCTTCTTTAAATCTTCCATTAATTCAGCCCGCTTAACTTGCTTGACGAATTGTTGGAGGGCCCGTTCTAAATCAGACTGCTTATCGCCTTTTACTTCAACGTACATACTGCCTCCGTTTTACCGAGTAACTAATTTATATGCGAGGGTGACCATATCACCAATCGATTCATTATAAAACTTCTTTCTATTTTCTGGGGAAAGTTTGTGAGCCACCGTCACCAATAATTTTGCGGTAAACCCATCCACGTACTGTTCATCAATCTTTTCTGGTTCACCCGTCTTAGCAACGTGTAAAATCTTCTCAATCTTATTGTTTTCCATATTTGTATGAAATCCCCAAGGACCAACGTTAAATATTTCTGGGCGAACTGTTCTAAACTTTCTCATCAATTCACCAGCCTTTGCGTTTGCTTCATTTTCAGTATTTGACCCATCTTCACCATTTAATTCTTGACCATCTTCACGTTGCTTGTGATGAACTAATTCATGTGCTAATGTACGAAGAACATCGACGGGATGACGTTGCCCTTTAACAACAACAACTTCATCAGTAGAAGGATTGTATGTTCCAAAAGTCAAATGTTGAGCAGAATAATCATCACCTTCGAACTTAATGCTCTTAGGTAATGATTTTAATCCCAATTCTTTAACGGTGAACTTAACAAATTCCTTCGCTAATTTCATTTTACTTCACTTAAGAAATCGTATACAAGTGAATCGATACGTGAATATGGGGTAATGATTTGACTCTTAGTGTTTTCATTGATGAAAGCGCCGTGAGTACTTGGGTTACTGACGATATCGAAACAGATGAGACTGAAATCGTCTTGTACTTCTACCGTACTTTCGCCCATTTGACGAACCGACCCCATACCACGTGATGAGACACCGAGACGAATATTGTTCTTGATAAGTTCACGAACGATATTGCCAGATGGGGTTGAAAGGATTTCGATATTTCCTCGAACGTCTTGACCTTCAAACCAAAGGTCGGTGACGTTACAGCATACATTCTTTAAGTTAACAACTGGACTTTCTGGATGGTCGAGTTCCCCAAGTGCCCGGCGTTGTACAACGAAATTTTCTTTGTATAGTCCTGCTTCTCTCGAAAGAATTTCCCGAGGATAAATACGCCCATTTTGATTCTTTGCTTCAGCACGTTGAAGAAGTACATTCTTTAACATTAATGGCTTAGTAACATCGGCTGCTTCAACTAGAAGGTCTTTACCGTATTCGATAACGTTGTATTCAACTAATAGGTTCTTCATATTACTTTCCTCTGATGTCACGGACTTTGCCGGCTAGATGAATCAACCGAGCTTCCAACTTTAATAATCCTTGTTGGGTCCGGCGATATAATGCCTCACTGGCAATTCCAGACTCACTTTGTAAACGGGCGTTCATTTTAATCATCCGTTCAACTTCTTGAAGATTCTTATTGACTTCTGAGATGGCCTTTGCAATCTTTTGATGTGGAGTCGCACTTTCATCTTTCTTATATTCGTGATACCGCATTTTTGCTTCTGCGAGGTTTTCTTTTTGCAATTGTTCCATCGTGTCTGCTCTACTCTTTAATTCTTCTTCCCCACGATGTGACAACGTATATCCCAATTGAGTAGCAACATTCTTCATCTTTGCAATATTTTGTTTAATATTTCCACGGAATGCTTTTGCTGTTAAATAAGCTCCAGCCCCTGCAGAAGTACTAATTTCATTTAATTCTTCTTCAATAAGCTTACGGATATATGCTCTGAGCTTTTCTTCGTTGGTCATAGGGACTTGAGCTCCTTAAGGATTTCGTATCCAATTAACATAGCCGTCATATGATTTTCTTTGATGGTTGTCGCGTTTTGGATACGTTGTAATTGTGTAACAACTTCTGCTAATTTAATACGAACGACCTTATCGGAGACTTTCTTAGCACGTTCTGAAATTTCTTTTGCCAATCTACGACTTTCTGACATTGTGTACTTCTTTAAATTACCAGTATTAGAAATATTATAGATATATTCTTGGAGAAGCTTCTTTTGTGCTTCATCCAATCCCTTATACTTTTCGTTAAAACGTTCAATTAAGATTCTGTAGGAAAGGAAACGAATATCATCGTCTTGACTGCGGATGATAGATGCCAGTTCATTGTGTTCCTTGATTTCTTTTGTGACAGCCTTACCAGACAAATGTTCTACAATCGTAAATTGACTATTTGCTAATTCTTCAATGGTTGTGACATCACCGACGCCATTGACCGCTGCATCAAAATTCTTATAGATTGATGCGTAAATTTTATATGATGGAACGCGAGCTGCGAAAAATTCTTTCAAATCAAAATTCTTTTTAATTTCTTTAATTAAAAGGTATTTTTGTGTATCTAACGTATGTTGGTCAAGATTCTTTCGTTGTTCACTGACTAGCTTCAATAATTGAAATGCCTTCTGTTCAGATAAGTTTTGAACATTAAAGAATGCGCGATACAACATCAATTCCTTTCCTAGTTCCTTCTTAGAATTGAAGAATTCACGCATTAACTTGACGGCTACTCCGTTTTGTTTGTTTTCCATTACGTCAGCTGTAATTTGACGTACTAGAAGTTCAAACAAAATGCCGGTGTTTCTCAACTTATTGTGTTTGATACTAGATTTCATAAGATAATCCGCCATAAGTGAATAAATACCTTATCATATATTAAATAGTATGATATTTCCTAGTTCGTTAGTTTTCTATGTCTAAAATGTTATCTTCACTTAAGATACTAGGTTGTGCTGTACCAGATTTATGTGCGTTTAATTGTTTAATGAGGTTAGAAACTTCGTGATTTTCTAAGGATAATGGTGACTTTTTGGTTGGCTTACGTAATTGTCCTACTCGTAAAGCTCCCAAGTTTTCCTTATGCCCAAGCGGGTCGCGGCCCCGTGGGTGACTATCTTGACCATACTTTTGACCTTCTTTTGGACGACCTATCTTGGCTTCTTCTAATTCAGAGTCGTCACCACCTTCATCTTCAGTTGGCATATCTTCCAATGAAGCCAAAACATCAGCTACACTATCAATCTTTTGGTCTTCCGGAGCAGGTTCTTCTGCGGCTGGAGTTTCTGCTGGTTGTGTTGGTTGTTCTGGTTGCGTTGGTTGTTGTTGAGCTGCATCTAACTTTGCCAACATTTGCATATCTTGTTCAACTTTCTTTTGTTCTTCCTTCGCATCATCTTGAGCGATTTGAAGAATATTATGATATACCCAATCACGGGAAAGGAACTTACTATTAGCAATTTGTTCTGCTAAGGAGACTTTTTCCTTCCACAAGTTTAACTTTTCTTGTTCGTAAATGACCGATGGTGAAGTCATTTCAAGCTCAAAGTCAATCAATTCTTCGTCGGTAAATCCTTGAACATATAAGTGAATAATTGCAATCTTGGTGAGTTCTGATACGACAATACGTTGAATGCGTTCGATGGTACGAGCGAACCGAACGTCTTGTGCTGCCAATGATGCCTTACCACTATTATCTTCTTCGTACCCCAAGAATGACTTTGGTACCTTGAAGGCTGCCATCAACTTATTACGGAGATATTCGATATCTTCAATAGCGTTGAATTGGAGGCCTGGGAGATTGGTAATATCTGTTCCAGAATCCTTACCACGAACTGGAAGATAGAAATCTTCCGTGATGTTCATCATATTGTAACGAAGATTGTAGTCACCCGTCTTTGGGTCCACTAATGGTACTTTCTTCATGCGGTCAATGATACGTTGCATATGCGTATCAATTTCAGCTGGTGGGATATTACCGATATCTACCAAGACCTTACGCTTGTCTGGTGCTCTCATAATACGATGAATTAACATCGCGTCTTCCA